GTGGTTGAGTTGGCCACAGCCTTCAACCTTCAGGGCAATGATCTTCTCGAAGCGATACGAATTGTTCTGGCCCATCAGGGCTTTACTGGTCGCATCAGACCCAGCGTTCTTGATGTAGTCAGGTACTGCAAAGGGCAGTGCGTCAGCAGACTGGCTTGGCTCGGGGGCACCGAGTGCGGCGGCGAATTCAAACAAGTCAATCTTGCCATCGCCACCCATGTATTCCACGGGAAGTGGGTTGTTTGGGTTTTTAAAGTTGGTCGTTTCTGGCACACGAAGGATACGTGCCATGTCGGTAGTACAGGCGGGGTCAGCTAAAAGGCCACGCTCGGCGCAAACACTCTTCAATCTTTTGGCTACAGGTAGCCATGTGTCTTTATCAATGCTCTCGGGCAGTACCCAGTACGCGTGCACTCCGTTGCCAGAGTTGATGCAGATGGGTTGCGGGAGATTCAGGTCAGCACAAAACTGTCCAAGTGCGGCCATCGCCAGATCACGTGAGGGGTAATCTTTTGTGGGGCCACAGTCCAGATCAAGCCAGAAGGCTTTTGCTTTGTATGCGTTAGCGGCTAACCTACGGGGTGGGACAACTGCGGGGTCAAACGAGAACATCGCAAAGTACGTGTCCGCGTCAGCACCATAGATGCCTTGTATTTCCGTGATGAGAGAAGGTATGTCAGATGCAAACCGTGTGCGAAGCTTTTCCTGCTTGATGCCGACCGTGCAGTAATTGCCAGCATCGGCTAGCACTGCGCTTAAAAATTCGGTCAATGTCATGAGGGTACTTCAGGTTAATGGCGGTCAATGTAGTTCTGGATTTTCTTTGCTGTCTCAGGTCGCGGCGAGTACTCGCCTTTGAACCACGCATACACGGTTATCTTCGTAACCCCTGCGATCTCGGCAACCTTGTTTACCGGTATGTTTTTCTTGATGCATGCCCTGCCGATTTTTACACCGACCAGCCTGCCATCAGCTTGCTTGTTTCTTAGCACAGTGGCTAATGTGTAACCAATCATCGCTGTCTTTCGTTAGGTGGGGGTACCGACTGCCCGTCCGCAAGTTTCACAACTTTGCACAGCTTTCCCCCCGAATCTTATTTTCTGTTTTGTGCCATTAACAGGCAGGCGGCTTCTTCTACACCGCGTTGTTCAAACAAGGCGCAAGATACAACCATAGGATCAGCGCCGTTAGCTACAGCCTTTTCCCATTTGTCACGGCGATCGTGCGCGTTATATGTAGCCATACCAACCATGGCTACAAGCGTGGCAAAAGTGATGCTCCAGATGCTGAACCAAAATTTGTTTTCATTATCCATGATGTGTTCCGTTTAAAGGTGGGGTACTAACGGTGCTCTCCTTGTGACGGCACCAGTTTATTGGTAGAGAGTGAGGCGACTACCGTTTTCCCCCGATTCAATTACTCGTCGCCGTCATCAGCCCATGCGTCAAGCACAGAGGCCACGTCTTTGGATTCCGTTTTCTTCACGGCACGTTTGACGGGTTCGTCAGCGGCTTCAACAGCCTTGGTAGCTTTCGGTGCGGGTGCTGCCTCTGGCTCCATGAATGGGGAAGCTTTGGGCGCGTTGCCATCCACCTGCTGTACGGTCTGCGTCACGGCGTTCAGTGCATCTGCTGATTCACCTTGAGCCTTGCTCTCAGCCAGCTCTTCCACAGACAAGGGGCGCACAGCGCGGAATGTCAGCTTAGGTGTTGCACTGGATGTATCGAAACGCATCTCGGTCACAACGGCTGTCACGGGGATACCATGGCCGCCCAAGAACTTGGCGTACTGTTGCAGAGGCATCTTGCCGTTATCACCTGTGCCGAAGATTGACTGGCCGGGCAATGACAACTGATACACATCACCAGACAAGTTGTTCTCCAACGCCACAGCGATACGCTGGCTGAAGCGGCAAGCGCGGCTCTCGCCCTGACCTGAACCCTTGATGTTCTGTGGGCAGTTCTGGCAGTTGGTGCTCTGTGCGTTCTTCACACCTTTGTCGGGTGCAACGCCATCATTGGATGAGCAGTCAGGGGCAGCGTTCTGGCCTTCAACGTATGTGCCTGCATAGTAGCTACGCGATGTTTTCTCGGCAGAGCGCACGATCACCACGTTCATGGCGCGGTCGTCATTCTGGGCAACTTCCTTGCCGCCAACAACCATGCGGAACACACCACCTTTGATAGAGATACGTTTGCCGTTGCCACCGCCACCCATCAGGGCTTTGGTTGTTGCATCCAACTCAAGGTTGCGCAAGTGTGCGGGGAGGGAGTTACCACCTTGGGAGAAGAGAGCGATATCAGACATTTGATGATTCCTTTTTGATGAAAGTTTGGATGATTTCTAAGTCAATGTTAAAAAATTTGGCAAGGTCACTAGCGAAGAAACGATAGTTCTTACCAACGCGAATGAATGGGATTCGCTTCTCAGGGTTTTCTTCCTTGATGAGCGTGTGAACAGTTGACGGTGCGACTTGCAAAAGCTTCGCCACCTGCGCCAACGTAAGTGCAGTTTCCAATTTAGCTTCTCCTGACAGTTACAGTATATTTGTGATCCACGTTCAACCCTGTTGGCAAAAGGTCAGGATTTTCCCGTAGGAACTCTTTCATATTCAACTGCGATATGCGGCGCTCAACTAAGTCAAGGGCATCATGGTCACGGATGAATTTGTGCATAGCGGCCCAGTCGCCTGTCCAGTAGCGTGTTTGCACTGTACGAATCGCTGTGCCGTGGGCCGTCTTGATACTCTCGGCTCCGGTTGCTTTGCAAGTCTCAAGCAAGTTTGATTCGACCAAACTCATTTGCTCTTTGATTGCGTTGTCTTCTTCCTCGTACTTCGCTTTGAGTGCGGCACGAGCATCGCGCATCTTAATGTATGCACGTACAAGTTTGTCTGCTGTTATGTCCATGGTTATTCCGTTTAGTTTTTTGGTTAATGATACATCCGATCTTTACTTTGTCAAGTACCTCCATAAAATTATTTGTTGATATCGAATTCGTCTTTATAAAGTTCCATCAAGTTGAACTGTGCTAACTCTTTTGTTTCTAAAGCTTTGTACAGTTTTGCCTCTACTGGACTTCCTTGGAGCTTGACAACCAAACATTTGTTCACTTGCCCCGCCCTGTGGATACGTGCATTGGCTTGCGCGTATGTCTCGTACGATGTGATGGGTGCCCACCATACGATCGTGTTTGCCGCGTGCAGGGTGACACCGTGTGATGCAGCTTGAGGCTGTATGACAAGCACCCTCGGGTCTTTTTCTTCTTGAAACTTACGAAAGATTTCTGTGCGCCTGCCTGCTGGCACACCGCCGTGGATCACGTCAACCGTGTAGCCATCCCTGCGCAACTCTTCGTACAGAATCTCAATGGCATGGCGGTAGGGTGCGAACACCAACACCTTGTTGCTTGACTCGTCAATCACTTCCTTGAGCACAGCCGTGCGGCTACTGGCATCGAACGACACGATCTCACCACTATCGGAATAGACCGCGCCACAGGAAATCTGCAACAGCTTGTTGAGTTTGGCCGCCGCGTTGATGGCAGTAACTTCCTCACCTGCCGCTTGCATGGCCATCACCTTGCGAAGCTTTTCGTAGTAGCGCACCTGCTGGGGCGTCATCGGTACTTCCCGCTCTGCGTACAGCAAGTCTGGCAAGTCAAGGCATTGGTCTTTGGTGAACCTGATGGCAGGCTGAAGCAGTGCACTGACCCCCTGCTCTGCATCCCGTTTGGGGGCCCACTTGAACTGAGTGATCTTGTTCATCACCTGATCGCGGTACATGGAGAAGCTTCTGGGTGTAGCCGATGGGTTAACTAGCTTGGCCAGACCATACGCATCAAGGGGCGACTGAGAGGCAGGCGTGCCAGTCAGCATCCACAGCCACATGCTTGGCTTGAGTATCCGGTTGAGCGTGCGCCACCGTGTGGTGGTTGCGGTCTTGTATGCGTTGGCCTCGTCAATCACGATCATGTCAAAGCCTGCCTTGATGATGTCATCCTCTACGATGGGCACACCGTCATAGTTGATAATCACAAACTCTGCATCTGAATTGATTACTTGCTGCCGCTTTTCTTTTGTGCCGTAGGCGATGCCCACCTTGCGGTGCATAGCACCCTTGAAGATATCGTTTTGCCATGCTGACTGCATGATTGACAAGGGGCAGATGATGAGCACGCGCTTGATGTGTTTGGTTTTCATCAAGTAATCACAAGCCCATGTGACTGAGAGCGTCTTGCCTGTGCCCGGCTCCGAGAAGCAGAAGGCACGCCTGTGCAGGGTGAGAAACGCGGCGGTTTGTTTCTGGTGTGTGAACGGTTGGTAGATACCGGGCCACTTGTATTTGGCAACGATGGGTGAGGGTACGTTCTTGACCTTCAGGTTCTTGAGCACCTGCGCTTCTTCCAACCCCCAGTGCACCATCACCGTACTGACCGGCCCCTCTTCAAGCAATGCGCTCTTGGGTATCACGTTCAGAACCCTGTATGGATTCTTTAATCTAAGTTTTAATGCTTTTCCGTCAATGATTTCCATGTGGACTCCAATGCAAAACAGACCGAAAGTGACATCCACTTTCGATCGCTGTGTGACACCTTACGGGTGTCAATCGGTCAGATCATCTAAACGGAACGTAAAAACTCTGACTGATGCGGTTTAAGGGTTCAACTTTACAACACCCCCGTGCCACCACTCACACCTGACGTGGCACGTATTGCTTATTTTTTCTTCGGCTTGTTTACCTTCACGGTATGGTCGCTGTTGCGGCTGAACGAACGGTTGGCACTCGGGCTCTTGAGTTGCAGGTTGCTCTTGGCCGTGCTTCCACCTTTAGATAGTGGGCGCTTGTGGTCAATATCTTTTCCTTTGCGGTCAATGCCTTCGCGGTCGTAAAGATCACGGGCTTGCTCGCGTTTTCTTCTTGCAGGTAATTCATTTCTCTCCAACTGTTGTTGGTATTCTTTCTTGTAGGGTCTGGGTTTGTTTACGTAGGGCATATCATTTCCTTCCACAGTGGGCGCAGGATGACACCCAGCAGTAATTTTTACACAAACCGTTGGGTTTTGCATTCCAAATATCTGCGCTGTAGGCACCTTCCAACATCATCACTTTGGGCATCCAGTTGCCCCAGTACCTGTGCTGTTGCTCCACCTCAAATACAGTGGGCACAAACTTGTCTTCGGCCAAAAACAGCAAGCCGCCCTTGACCTTCTTGACTTCTGGGAACATCTTGAACACAGCAAGCGCCATGAGTTCCAACTGCCCGAGGTCAGCGTAGCGTGACTTGCCAAGCTTGTAGTCAATGACACGGGCTTCACCCTTCTCGCGGTCAATGATGAGCAGGTCAGCCACACCACGGAACCAACAGTCAGGGGAAAAGAAGTCGCATGGCTCAAGCTTCTCAGTCAGTGCCATCTTCAACTCGCAGTGCTTCTCACCGGGTATCTTGAGCAGGCTATCGAGCGCAGGCTTGATGAAGGCAAACTTCTCAGGAATCTCCTTGCCATCCCGTATGTACAACTCAGCGGCCTCATGCACCAGCTTGCCATAGAGGGCTTGCTCGCCCTCGGGTTCCTTGACGTCCTTGATTACCTTGGTGTGGTAGAACTTCTTGGGGCATGTGGTGAATGTCTTCAGGCTACTGAATGACCATGCGGGAATACTTGCCATCAACAATCTCCGTAACTCAATCCCATACCGCTTTCGCAGTTGACTGGTAAACCTTCAGCCCATGCAGGAACCCAGCGCATACAGGATTCCACATAAGCCCGCGCTTCATCGGCTTCTTCTTGCCTAGCGACAATACCAATAGCATCGTGCACGGTAAGCACAACCTTGTATCGCTTTGCAATTTTCAGCATTTGATCGCCAATGATACACCTTGCAATGGCTTGTGTGAAGTTTTCTACAACTTTTCCACCATAAATTTTATTGGGCCCCTTGCGGGTGGTGTACACGAACTGCCGCTTGTCATCTTGTATCACTTCCATCAGGCCGTTATAGTAGATGTGTAGCCCGTTCGGGAGGAGGATGCCTTTCTCATTCACAGTGAGCAAACCGTCTTTACCCAGCTTCATGGTCATGCCACGGCTCATGCAACGCAAGGCTTCCTGTGACTCACGCCACAGCAGTGGGATCATGGGGTACTTCGCCCGGTACGTGTTGATCGCTCGTGTGGCTTCCTCCAACGGCATATCCACACCAAACGTCTTGAGCTGCGCCTGAAACTTGGGGCCACCCATGCCGTAGCCTGCACCAAGAATCGTGGTCTTACCCACAAAACCTGCATCCTTGTCGGGCTCAGTCTCCACACCATCAACGATCACCTTGCGCTTGCGGTTAACGGGCCTGCCGTAGATGTCGGTGGCCATATCAGAGTAGATGTCGTCCCCATTGGCAAACGCCTCCACCAAGTCATTCTGACCTGCCTCCCAAGCCAACGTACGGGCTTCGATTTGTGCAGAGTCAGCGTCAATGAACACATGACCCTCGGGTGCGAGGATCGCCTTCTTCAGCTTGCCTGCGTTCGGCCCACGGCTAGGCAGGTTCTGCAAGTTAACTGAATCTGTACCGCCCCACCGTCCAGTGTGAGCGGCGTAGTACTTCAGGGGCACAGGGAATGGCCCACGTTGGCTGATGTCAATGAACCGTTGGGTGCGGGTTTCCTCAAGGGTTGACTTGGTTCCGATGCGTGCCGCGCACAGGGCTTGCACCCGTACATCTTCATGCTCAAGCAAAGCCTTGAACGGCTCGTCACTCTTGGCCAGTGCCAGTGTGGGCTTACCCGTGGTCATGCTGATCTTGATGGGGGCTTCCACCCCCAGACCCTTGAGCATGGCAGCAAACTGGGTGTTGCTCATCAACGTCTTGCGAACCTCGGCTTTGGTTTCCTCGTCACCAAGGATGTGCTTGACTGCAAGGTCTTGCTTACCCACAGCTTTCAGT